ACGATATCTCGTTGCTTTAATAGTTAAAAGAATCAATCATGCAATGAGGTTAAAAAATGAATGAAGAACAACAAGTAACACAAGAATCTGCTACTGAGCCTACATCAGATGTGATAAGTAATCCTCCCACAACTGAATCAGTAGCAGACCCAGTAGCTACACCTAGACCTGAAGGCTTACCTGAAAAGTTTAATTCATGGCAAGATATGGCTAAATCATATTCTGAGTTAGAATCTTGGAAAGGTAAAAAAGAAGAAGATATAAAAAATGGATTGCTTCAAGAGTTAGAAACAGAAGCCTATTCCAATAGACCTGCAAGTGCAGGTGACTATCAGATACCTGAGATATTAGATGAAGGTGAAGCTGCAACTAATCCACTTCTTAAATGGTGGGCAGATTATTCATGGGATAATGGTTTGTCACAAGATGAGTTCAATGAGGGTATAGCTAAATGGGCAGAGCATACTGGTAGCACTCAACCTGATCTTGAAGCAGTCAAGAAAAGTCTAGGTGATAATGCCAACTCAAGAGTAGAAGCTACACAGTTATTTGTGAATAAGTTTTTTCCTGAAGATCTCCGAGATGCAGTGGCAGAACTTGGCACAACTGCAGAGGGTATCAAAGCCTTAGAACTTATACAAAGATCTATGCAACAAACTAATGTTAATGCACAAGCATCTGCTCCTGCAAAAACAACAATTGAAGATCTTATGACTAAGATGAAAGATCCTAGATACTATGATCCTACAAGACGAGATAAGGCATATGTTCAAGAAGTAACTGATGGCTTTAAGAGAATTTAGTGGCGAGGGTATCTATGACGGATATCCTATAGTCAAAGCTAATGCAAGTCATGTAAATCATCTGCAAAATAATCTACGAGATAGTGATGTAAGGGAGTGCATTATACATGGTGCAACTCCTTTTCGTGCATTGATGGCAGGTTTAAGAGAGCCAAAAGGTGAAAGCTATACTGTTATTGTTAACAGAAGACCTGCTTTGATGTTTGGTTGCAGTCCTATATGTGACAATATGATTGGTAAAATATGGGCATTAGGATCATATGACATCAATAAAATACAAAGAAAGTTTCTTAAATGGTGCAATCCAGTCGTAGATTATTACCAAAAACAATATTATCAGCTTGAAAATGTAGTACCTGCAGATCATGCACATACGTTGGCATGGCTTGATTTTGTTGGGTTTGAGATACTAGATCCACCAGTTATGGTTAATGGTTTTCAGGTTTTGCGATTTGTACGTTGCAAAGGTAAAGAAATTTTGCTAAACAAAGAATATAGCCCAGTTGTTAGCTGATAGCCCTTACGGATAACTAGATGAAGCTAAGATGGATAACTTGATAAAATGTAATATTAACTTTTAAGTGGAGAACGTACTATGGCTAATACAATAGACACAGCCTTTATTACGCAGTTCGAGACTGAAGTTCATTTAGCTTATCAGAGAATGGGTAGTAAATTAAGAAATACTGTCCGTACTGTAGCGAATGTGAGTGGAAGTACAGCACGATTCCAAAAGATCGGCACTGGTACTGCATCAACTAAATCAAGAAACGGACAAGTAACACCAATGGAATTGGCACACACCACAGTAGATGTGAGTATGTCTGACTTCTATGCGGCAGAATTTATCGACAAGTTAGATGAAATCAAAACCAACATAGATGAAAGACAAGCTATCGCAACATCTGCGGCGGCGGCTTTAGGTCGAAAGACTGACGAGATTCTATACACAGCTATGGACTCAGGTGCTAACTCAACTCAATTACATGACACAAGTTCTGCAGTAGAGAAAGCAGACTTGCTTAGTGCATTTGAAACCTTTGGTACAAATAACATACCTGAAGATGGTGGCAGATATATTGCTATGCACCCAAAGGGATATGCTGACTTATTTCTAATTAATGAGTTTGCATCATCTGACTTTGTTGGTGAGCAGAACTTACCATTTGCAGGTGGCATGAGTATGAAAGAATTTTTAGGATTCAAGATATTTTCTACTGCGGCAATCACTGCAGGTAAGAATATGGTCTATCATACGACTGCTGTTGGATTAGGTATAGGTGCTGATGTAAGTACAGAAATAAACTATATACCTGAGAAAGTATCACACTTAGCAACCTCAATGATGTCAATGGGTGCTGTTGTTATAGATAACAATGGTATCTTTGAACTTCTTGACAACAATTAATAGGAGGGAAAGATGGCTTATAGTGCAAGTGGCTTACACAGAATTGGTGGAGCAAGTGGTGTAAATCTATGGATTTATCAGACTACAGATGCGATTGCCGCAGTTAACTCTGCAGGTTATTTCACTGGTGAATCTGTAAATATGTTAAATGTTCGTGACTTAGTAATAGTACAAGATACGAATACACCAACAACAAACTTTGTAACTGTCTTATCAAACAATGGTACTACTGTAGATGTTTCAGATGGTACTGCTGTTGCAGAAACAGACGGAGATTAGGAGTAGGGGGAGCAATCCCCCTAACTTTATATGGCAAGTACAGTAGCAAACTCGGCAATAGATATTGCATCAAGAGCCTTAGTTTTGATTGGTGCAGAGCCTATTACTTCATTCGACTCATCTAGTACAGAAGCATTAGTGGCAAGTAATATGTATGAAGATACAGTTAGAGCCATGTTGTCTACTGCAAGATGGCGATTTGCTACAGAACAATCAATACTAAACCAATTATCAGATGTGCCTACTGGCAGGTTTGACATTGCTCATCAACTGCCTAGTAATTTACTTGTCCTACATGGTGTGACAATAAATGACAGACTCATAGAATATACTGTTTATGGTGACAAAGTATTTAGTGACAGTACAACTGCAGATAGTTTGATAGCAGATTTTACATTTAGAGCAGAAGAAGTAAACTTTCCAAGTTACTTTTCATTGGCATTACAATACTCACTGGCATCTATCTTTGCCACATCTATAGCAAGAGATGACAGACTTATGCAGTTGATGGAAACAAAAGCCAATCAACTTATGGCAAAAGCAAGAAATATAGATGCACAACAACAGACTACAAGAAAGTTATCTACATCAAGATTTATAACTAATAGGAGAAGTTAAATGGCAAGAGTACGAGTGCCATTAAATAACTTTCAGTTTGGAGAGGTTAGTCCATCACTTACATCAAGGACAGATACAAAGGTTTATACAAATGCCGCAGAGCAGGTAAGAAACTTTTTTATAAGATCAGAAGGTGGTTTAAAGAAAAGAACTGGTACAAAAAGATTAGCAAACTTTGGTAGTAATCCTAGCTTTACTGCACTAGCAAGTCTAAGACAAAGTGTAAGAATAGAACCATTTATATTTTCAGATGATGAAAAATATATAATAGCATTTAGTAATACACGAATAGAGATATTTCAAATTAGTCCTACTGATGGAACAGTGTCATCTATCCAGTCACTTACAAGTCAGACATGGTTAGTCAATACAACATCAGCATCTTATCTTGAAGAGATTACCTTTGCACAACAAGGTGATCTTATGTTTATCTGTCACAATACATTCCAAACAAGGATACTGGAACGTACTGGTCTTACAACATTTACAGTATCTACATTTAACTTTGATACATCAAGAGATGGTAATGATATATTTCAACCATACTTTAGTTTTCAACCATTAGGTATGACTATGGCTTGTAATGCCACTACTGGTACAAGCAAGACATTGACTGCAAGTGCTGATTATTTTGTATCAGGTCATGTAGGAGTTGATCTATTGATAGGTGAAACTCGTTGTCGTATTACTGCAGTAGCAAGTGCCACATCTGCTACTATAGATATTGCAGGTACATTAAGACAACAATTAGAAATAGATAGTATAAAAACATTTGAAGGTAGTGGCACAGTAAGAGTTACTAAAGCCTTGCATGGTTTGGCTACTGGAGCATCAATTACAATAGAAAGATCAGGTGCAGTTGGTGGTATTGCTAACAGTAATATAAATGGAAGCAGATCTATAACTGCTGTTCCTGATGAGAATACATTTGAATTTACTGCAGGTGGCAGTGTTACTGCTACATCAAGTGCCATTGGTGGAGGTAGTCCACGAATAATTACTGGTGCGGCAACTACAGAATTTAGCGAACAAAGTTATTCATCACTAAGAGGATATCCTGCCGCAGTTACGTTTCATCAAAATAGATTATGGTTTGGTGGCACATTGTCACAACCTGATGGTATATGGGGTAGTAAGTCAGGACAGTTCTTTAATTTTGATATAGGTGATGCCGCAGATAATGATGCTCTTGATCTAACAGCAAACGTTGGTGAGATATTTTCTATAAGACACTTAGTATCTAATAGAGATCTGCAGATCTTTACTACTGGTGCAGAGTTATTTATTCCTACTGTAGCCAACAAACCAGTTACACCTGCTAACGCACAGATACGCAGACAGACTCCATATGGATCTTCATTTGTAAAACCTACAGTGTTTGATGGTGCAACTTTATTTGTTCAGAAAACTGGTAGTGCATTGAGAGAGTTTTTATTCACTGATGCTGAAAGTGCATATACATCTGTAGCAGTATCAGGACTAGCACCTCATCTTATACTTGATCCAGTACAACAAACATCTATCAAAGGTGCATTGAATCGTAGTGAGTCATATGCTTTTCTTCTTAACAATGATGGCACTATAGCTGTATTTTATTCTGTAAGAGGAGATCAAAAAGCAGGGTGGACATTGTGGGATACGCAGGGATTGTGGCATAGTATATGTGCAGTGCATGAAAGATTGTTTGTAGTTTGTGCCAGAGATGATGGATCAGGCACAACACAGTTATTCTTAGAGGAGTTTCAAGATGATATGCCTATGGATTTCTGTGATACATTTAGTGGTAGCAGTAGTGTCTTTGGTAGTTTGGGATCTCACTTTTCTAATAATGCAGTAGTCAAAGCTACAAATGGTAATGACTTTCTTGGATCATTTACTGTATCAGGTGCGGCAATAGATGCTAGTGCAGTTAAAAGTGGATTGTCTCAGGCTTTTATTGGCTATGATTTTACACCTTCACTCAAGACATTACCTATAGATGCGGCAATACAAGGTGGTCCTTTGACTGGTGAGCCTAGACAAATACCTAAAGTCATATTAGATTTGTTTGGAACATTGGCAGTAAGTGTGCAAGGACCAAGTACAACATCAACAAGTAGAGATCTTGTGATACGAAATACAACGGATACTGTTACTGGTGGCTTCATGGAAAGGTCGGCTGTGACTGGTAAAGAAGAGTTTAGATTGTTAGGATATAGTCGTGATCCAAGAGTTATAGTATCGCAGTCTTTTCCTTTGGATTTACAGATTAACGGAATGATAGTAGAGGTGGCATTTTAATGGACCCAACATTTTTATTAATATCGGCAGGTATTCAAGCTTTCGGATATAATGAAGCATCAAAGGCGGCAAAAAGAGAAGGTCGTTTAACTGCTCGTAATATAGAAACACAAGCAAAGATAAGAAGGTTACAAGCTATACAAGAACATAATTCTATTATGGAAAATTTAGAATCTTTCAAGGATACAAATGCTTCAATTAGTGGTGTTTTAGGTAGAGATATGGGATCTGATAGATCGTTAAAAGCTATTATAAAGAAAGCAGATAAAGATAATATACAAACTATAGAAAGAGCAAATTATCAATCTCTTGCAGAAGTATCAAAGTTGGCACAACAAAGAGAAATGACAAAACTAAAAGCAAGTAATTTAAGCAAAGCATATAGATTAAAAGCATTTGGTTCTTTAGTATCAGGTGGTTATCAGGCTAGTCAGGTTTAATAATGGTAGAATTTATAAGGTCAAAACGTACATCTTTTGTGAATAAACCAGTTGGTGTAGTTGCCGCTGACACTGGTGCAAGACAACTTGGATTATCTGTAGCTGAGTTTGGTAACTCAATGCAAAAGATATTTTGGGCAGAGGCTAAAAAAGAAGCTATAGAAGGTGATGTTAAGAAAGCAAACACATTAGCAATTAGAGATGATAAAGGTAAATTAAAGTTTGAAAAGCCTGAAGTAACAGCAGTAGGTCAAGCAAAGTTCGATCAAATATTAAGTACAAGATATGCAAATGATATTCTTATAAGATCAAAAGCCAAGTTTGGTGAGCTTCATGGTGAGTACACAAGTGGTGGTAAGTTCGATAAACAAGGATTTGATTTAGCCGCAAGAGAATATATCAAAGGTCATATAGAATCTTTTAAAGAAAATGATATGGCAGACTTTATTCCTGCTTTTCTTTCTAAGGTACAGAACCAAGCAGTATTGCACTCTAATAAAATATTAAATGATAAGATTGCACAAGAAAACAGAATAGCTAATGAAAATGAAAAGATTATAATTGATGAAGAAATACAAGAATTAGAGGGTTTATATTATAACCAAAATAGTATTTCTATTTCAGGAGTTGATGCTGAAGAGACAAGAATTGATTTACGAGAAGATATTGCAGAAGCAGAGAAAGAAATATTAGCACGGATAGAGTCATTAAAAGGTAAACCTAATGGGTTAGCCGCACCTGCAATAAAAGAACTAAAAAGAAAGATGAGGATAAACTCTTCACTTGGTGTATTGCAATCTATTATTGATAAGAACCCTACAGATGGTAAAGCAATCAAATTTTTAGAACTTGCTTTTCAAGGTAAAACTATTTCACCTGAAGCAAAATCGTATTTATTTTTGACAGATAATGCTATTACAGAATCAGATTTAAATACTGCGGCGGCATTGAAAGATTCATTTCAATATACTTATTCAGATAAACAAACAATAACTGGTATATTAAGCAACCAATCAGGTGATGCAACAAAGGCTATGGGTAGTGTTGCAAATATTGCAAAAGGTAAAATGGCATCATCAAAAATGAAATCAACTGGTTATCATACTAACAGTAAACCAAGTAGAGAAGAGTATCAGTTAGGGTTAGAGAATGATCATGGCACATTAGATATAAGATCTTTTATGATGCAACCACAAGATAAATATACTGCAATATTATCAGATCTTAGAAACTCTACTATACTGCCACAAAGTCTTTATGAGGCATTTAGTAATAATAATATAATGTCTGTATTTGATAATTTACCTAGAGAACAACGAAAAACTATTGCCGCAAAACTTTTAGATACTTGGAATAATATATCTAAAAGACAAGGTGAAAATATGGTGTCATTTAGATATCCCAATGAATATAATAATATAGAAAAAAGATTTGCTATAATTAAAAAGATTGTAGATGTTGGAGGTGAGGATTATTTATTAAGGGCATTTGATATTGCCAATCAATCCCCAGAGTCAAAAGAAAATTCAGATAAATTATTAATGCAATATAATTTAGACTTTGATTTAAAGGCTACTACTGCATCAGATGTTCCATTAGCTATATTAACTAAGACAGATATAGATGCTCAGTTTCATCAGGAGTTTGTGCCATTTGTAAAAGCATTGCTTCATGCAGGAAAACTTAAAGATGAAGATGGTAAGAAAGTAGATTTTAGCATAGATAACATTGTTGAAGTTTTGGATAATACTTATGGTAATTTATTTCAAGATGATGGAGATGAAACATTCCAACTCTTTGGTAGTAAGATTGGTGGCAAAACTAATGTGTCATATAAAAACTATTATAAGACTCAGGAGTCACAAACATTCTTCACAAATTATGTAAATAATAAACTTGCAACAAACAGAAGTTATGATGCTATGCCACCTGAATTTAAAGAAACTGCAACAGTTGTTCAGGCAGATGAGTTCAGAGCAGGTGAAGGTGGTAATGCAAAATATCTACCTAGCTATCAAAATGCAGGTGGTGCTGATATGATATGGACTATGGTTGATGAAGATAGAGTACCAATAAAAGCTTTTGATGGAACTAATATAACTATAAATACAAAAGATGTTAATAAAGCTCTAATTACATATTATAAAGAATTAGAAAAAATAGCTTTAGCTAAGAACTATGACAGTGCAACAATGACTAAGAATGACATTGATACTGTATTAAAAACAATAGATATACAAAAAAATAATTTTATTGCCATTAAAAATTTAAGAGAACAATATGGCGGCATGAATAAACAAATAGATGATAAGTTTGAATCATTAGGTGATGTCGGTGTTTCTGAACTAGATAGACGTACTGATGAAGATTTTGATCAAACTATGATTGTGCCAAAAGAGAATTTATATACTAAAGGACTAAACTATTTATTGGATTTATTTGAGTCAAGAGATATTAATATAAATATAGATGGCATAAGAAGAGACTTTCCTGAACTTGGTAGTAAAGGTTCTCAGAATCCTGCATGGCAATTTGTTTATAATAATATAATAAGAGAACAAGAAAAAGAAAAGAATCCTTTAGTGAAAAAGGCATTGCAAGAAAACTTTGATGAAGATGTAGCTATTAATATAGTTGATGATGTTGTTGAGGTTATTGAATATCTTGGAGATATAGAAGGATATAAAGAGCATGGTTATGAAGATGGTGTTGGTTCTAATGCAACAATATCTATCGGTGCAGGATTTAATATAAAGTTTTTAACAGATGATGATCTTGCTATTCTTAGTGCAGATGGTAGAGCCAAAGTAAAAGACCTACAAAAAATGCTATCAGGAGTGCCATCAGGAAAATTTACACTTAAACAAATAGAAGAATATTCAAAAACACAAGGTATTGTTGTTACAGAAGAACAGTCTCAAAAGATATTTAGAAATAAAGTTACAAAACTCTACAAACAATTTACTACAGAGTTTCCAAATTTCACTACACTAAGTGCTAGTAGACAAAGTGCATTAATAGATCATGCTTATCAAATGGGATATGGAGAAGGTAAATTTAAAAAATACTGGTCAGAAGTATCAAGGGGATTAAAAACAAATGATGCGAAAAGAAGAGATTATCACTTTATGATGGCAGGATCACACTTAATATATAACTTTAATACTGAGTCACAAGAAGCTATGAGCAATCTTTTTGTAACTGGAGAAACTATCCTTAATAAACAATTTCAAAATTATGGTTTATTTGGCAATGATAGAATTTATGATAGAGCAGAACTTTTAGGTTATATATCTGATAATAGACCAAGTGCAATGGATAAAAGTGGTACTGCTACTAGAAAAATTGGTTCTTATATACAAAGAAAAACAAAAGATTTGATTAATTAAATGTCAGAATTATTATTTAGACAAATTGATTTTAAGAAATATGAAACAGATGGAGTTGTTGATTTTACTCCTATTCATTTATCATTAAGAGATAATATAGGAACAGTAGATCCATCTTTTACAGAAAGTTTTTGGTCAGGTATTAAGTATCAGTGGCTACCAATAACCAATAGAACATCAGAACTGTATCAATTTAGTGATGTAGAGCATGATGATACTTTCGATTTTAAAACAAGAGTAAAAGAAGATGGTACATTTATATATGCTGAAGAGTTGTCACGAGCAAAGAACAATGAGCATTATGATTACATATTAAATAATATTAAAGCAATAGAACAGAATAGGTCTATTTATCAAAGAGCAGGTATAGGTGGCTCTTTAGTTGCAGGTATTGTTGATCCTTTGAATATTGCTTTTATGATACCAGTATTTAATGTTGGTATTCGTGCCGCTTGGGGTGCAAAGAGTGCATTGGGTGTTGGTTATGAAACAGCTAAAATTGGTGGTATCTTTGGTATTACAAGTGAATTACTTCGAGCCCCTTTTGATCCGTTTACTACAGCACAAGAGGTCACAGCTAATATAGCAACTAATACAGCTTTTGCAGGATTGCTAGGTGGTGGTGCAAGGACAGTGGCAAATGGTTTGACTGGTATTGGTAAAAAAATACGAACTCAAAAAGATCCATTAAAAATAACAACTACAAGTACACCAAATAAAAATGAAATTATTGTTTACGATTTAAAAGGTACTCCAGTTAAAGCTACTATTATAGATAAGTCAAAACAAGGTACTATCTTAGTAAAGTTAGCAGATGGTTCAGAAGAAATATTAGATGGTGGCACTGTATTTAAAAATAGTATTTATGATGGTTTAGATATTAATGGAGTCAATACTAACTCATTAAATAAAGAAAATGCCACAACACTTTTAAAATCATTACAGGCAAAGTTAAAAGTGTTTGTAGATGCAGGTGGTACTTCTCAATTACCTGCAAGAGATTTAATTTTACAAGTTAATGCTTTAAAAATAAGATTAAAAACTTTGAATAATGAACCAGTTAATAAACCTAAAGAACCTAATCTTACCCAAGGTACATCTAATATAATAGAAGAAATTAGAGATGCTAGAAAGAATATGGTATCTGATGAAGGCTTAGTTAAAACTCCATTAACTAAATTTTCATTGATAGGAAAGTTTATACCTGCAGAAAGATTACAAAGATTATTTTATAAAGATGGCAAGAATGTAAAAGAAGCACCTAGTTATGTTCGTGAAGCACATATGAAGATTGCACATAATGGTGTAACACCTCTGAAGAAAAACTATCTTGGTATGGGTGAGCAATCTATTGATATGTTACAGACTGAATATGGTGCTTTAGGATTACAAGTAGAACAATATTGGAGAAAGCTATGGAATAAAAGTCTTACAAACTTAGATGGCACTGGTCAACTTGGTGGTCTTGACTATCGTAGTACAAAGGTATCTATGGATAGATATATGGGCAAGGATCAACAAACATATGCTAGTAGTTCTACTGGTGAAATCAAGACACCAACATTTGATGAGTTTGCAGAAGAGATAATAGAGTTATCAATTCTCAATGGTAATAAGTCTTGGAACAAAAGATATTACAAAGATTTACCTGAGTTTAAAAAGTTAGCTATACAACGACTAGAAGATTTTCTAAGAGACATAGATCAACGAGGACAAGATGCTAAGTTATTTCATGATAAAACAACTATCAAAGCAAATATAGAAGAACTACAAACTAAAATAGATGACTATGAAAAACGTATAAGAGTAGAAAAAGATCCACAATTTAAAAGAATACTAAAAGTAAATCTAGATCGTATTAAAGAAAAAGTTACTTTCTATGAACAATATGTGCCAACAAGAAA